GCCTCTGGCCCAAGTGAGCCAGACAAAGCCGCCATCAAGTTAATAGATGACTTTCCAGAATTAACAAGTGGGTCTAGTGCTGAAATACCTTGTTGCAACACTTGATTCGCTTGCGCGTTACCTTGTTGAAGCGCATCTAATGATCCGGTCAAGGCGCCTGATAATGCCGCCTCCGATCCTATCAGTCCAGTTTGCGGGGCGCCAGCAACAGGAGTCTGTGTTGTTGTAACCGGAGGAGTAATACCAATGCCAGCCAAGTAAGGCAATGCAGTCTGATTAGATAACCTTGAATCGCTAGGAGCGGCAGCCTGAGCCTGAGCAAGGCTAACCCCGCTTGAGTTCATCGCGTTTATTATCTGGTCAGGAGTTAACCCAGGAGTAGCCAAAAATTGGCTTATCTGTTGATTTGTAACGCCAGTATTACCAGGACCAAATATAGCTTGTGCCATTAAATCATCCCCGCGTATTTTCTGAGTAGATTCTGCATTTTTACCTGATTCTCTGGAGTTAATCCGCTACCGGCTCCGGTAACAGAAGACATAGCAGCATTAGGATCTGAAATATAATTAGATGATTGAGCAAAACCTGGAGTTTGTTGCAATAGTTTAGAATACCACGACATGTCAGCGGCATTTAACCCAGGTATCTCACCATTAGATGCAGCCATCAATAAATCAGCGTCCGTCTTGATGTTAGATAGTTTATCCTTCTGCTCAAAGCTTCCTCCCTGTAGAGCATCAACAATGTTTGTGTATTGTGGAAGTTGCTGTGCGCTAAATGATGTGTTTGGATTTATCGTTGTTATAGATGGATCTCCGCCAAGGATTGCAGCTTGTGCAGCAGTGTTTCCAGCAGTGAATGCCCCTATCTGCCCAGGAACAGTTTGAGAAAATATATCAAGAGCCGCCTGATAACCTAAATTTCTGTTTTGTTCGGCCGATGGCGCAAGACTTAGCATGTCGTTTCGGCCTTGTGTCCCCATGTCTTTAATAAAAGCGGTAGCTGCGGCATTTTGAGCAATCTGCCCCTTTTGCGCGCTTTTGTCATTACCACCGAATACACTCTTAACTATTTTACCCATTCAGATACTCGCATCTAGTTAGACCAAACATCCATTGATCAATTATCTCGCCATTCTTTTGGTAACTTAAACGGTTTACGCCCTCTTGTTTAAATCCAAATGATTCACAGAACTTTTTAACGTTATTATAAATTACCGGAACTACTGCTATTATCTTGTAATACCCAGTGTTCTCGATTATATAATCAAGCGCTGCTTTGCCGGTTTGCTTGCTGTATTCCTTTCTGTATTCTGGTATCACGTGAGCATGGATCTGTACTGTGACACCATTAATACCATGTAGGTTATATAGAGCCACAATAGAATCTTCGTTATTCATTAATAACCAGCATTCATTATCAACATCAGGATTAAAATCCTCTCTAGCCTGGCCATCCTCAGCAACACAATCCCAAATTTCACTCATTTGGATTATGCTTCTTATTAATTCTTTGTTGTATATTCTCTTAGTGACAATCATATTGCGTACCATCCCTTCTTGCGATCACCGCCAACATCAGGTAGCATTTTTACATACATTACCGGTGCGGATGGTGTTGTTTCATCAATATATTTAGTATATTGTGGTGCTTCTATGACTGCTTCTGGTGTGCCGCTGGAAACTATCTCTATGCCTTGAGATAGTTGAATAAGGAATCTTTGGAAGTATTGAGTAGCTGTGCCGTCAGGATTAACAAGAGGGCTTGAGAAATTCAGCTTTGATTGATTTTGTGGCATTTAACCGCCCAATACATTAGCATTCAGTTGAATTATAACAGGTTTCACAGCATCACTCAATGTAAATCTAAGTACAAAGAATCTTGATACCCTGCCGTTCTTTCTCCATATCGCACGCTTATGGAATTCACCGATCTTACCTATTTTCCTGGTTCTTTGATATCCCCATGTTTTGCCGCCATCCTTGCTTATTTCGAGAGCAATCAAAGGTTCTGATACATCCGAATTACCAACACCGGATTCCACAACCAATTCAATTTCAGGAAGGAATATCGGCTGCATATTGTTTTGAAATGGTTGAGTAGATACAACCCTTACCTGAGCATCATCATATTCTTTGTATGTCGAAGGATCAAGCGCACCTATTCGTCCATCTTGCGAGTCGCCTACTAAAACCTTACCGTATGCTGTGGCGATAGACGATACACGATAGGATACTGGCTCATTATTAATACGTGATTTTCTCTCGTGCCATCTTCCAGATATAGTATCAAATACGAAGCATGTGTCTTGGAAAGAGAATCCTATGAAGTAAGCGCCTTTTTGAGCGTATGACCAGGAGAAACAGTTTGCTACCTCACTTTCCGTTAATGTTTGCAAGTATGAGTCTATGGCTGTAGTAGAAATTTTTACAACGTCATTACCTTCAAGTCCCCATATAGCGGGAGATTCATTCTTTCCTGCGCCGATAAACACAAATGAGCTACTTGCACTTGATATGCCGAATTGACTTTTAAGTCCCTTCTGAATGAATAAACCCGTTCTTTGAAATGGGAAATCCGCACTACCAATGTTCTGGAATGCTTCGATTGTTTGAGATCCGAATATATAAAGCTGATTCTTGAACACGAAAGGAGCAACAATATTATCAGGGTCCGCTTCACTACTTCCAAAGTCTAGCGCGTTATATGACAATCCATCATTCAATGCCGAAATGATGAATTTCTTGCTGTCGGTAGTAAACAGGAAGTATCCATCAATAAACACAACAGACTGAGGCTGGCCATTAGCCGTGAAATCAGAATCAGATATCTGTGTTAACGTTGAACCGTCATAAATGTATCCAACGCTTGCAGACCCAGGAACAACTATGCACAATTGTGTCCCATTATCCGACATTGATACGCGCCCAGATCCGCTTATAGCACCAAGACTTGTTAACGTTCCACCGTCCGATTCAAGCTTATATAATGAGCCTCCATTCACAAAATAAGGAACGCCTGCCATCACCCACGCACCACGATTGCGCTGGTTATTGGTTCCTGATGTTGCAACTTGCTTTATACCTGGTGTGCCAATAAGCGATTCTTGACTTAATACAGGAGTTACCTTCTCAATGTTTGGATACCAATTAACGCACTGCTGCGCTGATAACGGTAAACTATCACTTACATAGTGCCCGTTCGCAATCGGTAGCGGTGTAATAGGCATTAAGAAACCCTTATGACAGCATCGTAAACTTGCATACTTGTCGTATCCACAAGATTTGCAAGCCATAATTCTACATAATCATTAGTAGCAAAGACTCTATGCCATAACATGGAAAATGTCGTTGGAGTGGTTCCAGCAGTTGACCGGCAATGAGTGGCAGAGACAATAGAACCATTCACGGCGATGTATGCCACGATATCTTTAGCGGCTCCAGCAGACTGTATTGACGCTGTTATTGTTACTGATGCGCTTAAATCCTTTTCTCCAACATAAGCCACCCTTCCTGACGTTGATATCGTAAAATGAGATTTACCGCCATCTACCCATGCAGTAGATCCATTCGCAATAACTGGCGTATTGGATGCCGAGAATGTGGTATTTGTTGAATTTAACGTTAATGAAGCAACTGCGCTTGGCCTTGTGTCCTGGATCTTGCTATTGGCTGTGAATTGCCACCTTACATCAGTTACAGCAATCGTACTGAGAGGAGTTCCTGTCCCTGTTGTTTTGACATTATGCACAGTGCCGAGGGATCCTGATGCGATATTAGCAGAAGAAGCTGCACCCGAAAGAAGATAAACACCAACACCGTTAAGGTTTGCGTTCAATCCAGCCAGTCTAAAATCTGTAAATACCGCTGTCGCAAGCTTAAACAATGCCCCTGCTGAAATCTTGAATGTAGAATCTCTAACTGTGAATTTATTTATTGTTGTTGTGCCAAAGTCGAATCCATCCGTTACTGCTTCAGTAACATTAAAACCAGATACTCTTATTTCACCAAATGATGCTCCAGCTATTAAGGCTATTTTATTGCAGCTTGGTACTGTTACATCCTTTATGTTGAGTAGAGATACTCCAGCAGTATCGGTAAAGTTAAACAGTCGACCCGATGGAGCGTTTAAACTCAACGACGATATAGCAAAATTAGAATTCGATCCGGTGAACATATCACCAGCACCGGAATACGTTAATTGCGAGAATTGCACATCATTAGATGATTTGATTGCTATGTTGTTATTGCTGACATCGAACCGATCTGACGTACTTAAATTTGTTGTAATGTAATAATAGGTATCGCCTTCTAATGTCCTGACACCAGCGGCAGCAGCCGGGAAATCATCCATCGAGTCAACTATTACATAATTCGTTGGTAATACTGGTGTTTGTGTGCAAGCAACTTTTACGCCGCCGGAAACAGCAGTCAATGTAATATTGTCACCAGCGACGATATCGCCAATCATTGGGCTTTCATCTGATATCCCAGTTAATACCGGAACTCCACCTGATCCTGCTTGGAAATTGTGTTCTATCGTTATTCCGTTCTCTGCAGAAACTGAAGCTTCAATACCTGCGCCAGGTTCAATGTTGCGAATATTGTTTACTGATCCTTGAGTATCAAGCACAGGAATGCCTGTCACATCTCCATCCTGAACAATAGAACCAGTTACGCCAAGAGCAGCTTCAAAGTTAGCAATAGTGATCTGGTAATTAACACCAGCACTAACAAATTCAAGCGCTGTATCGCTTGGTAATGTAGTTAATGCTGGGAACTGTGATATCTTTCTGCCGCGTGCTTGAGTTGTCATTATTCCAGCCCTATTGATCCAGTTGTTTCGGCAAGTATATCTGCTTCCAAATCTGTGTAGAAATTAGACGAATACTGGTTATTAGTGTAGTTACCGCTGCCACGTGGCAAATTACCAGGGAACTCAGTCGACACGATATGCTGCCCAAGTTTTCTCATTGTTTTCATACCTTCATCAGCGGCCAGACGTAAACCGTCTGTTATGATTCCACTATAATCCGGGGCAACTTCGATTGCCATGTTAGCAATTATTCCACGTAAAGCACCAGTAGGCACCGTAACATTATCGCCCAGGTCAGATACAACGGTATAGCCAAGAGTTATGCCGTCAGCATCTAAAGCCAACATGTAGTTATTCAAAGCAAAGATAAAGTCCTGGTATTCTGAAGGCTCCAAATCTGCCTCAGAAGTTTGTACCAGGATTCTTTGTAGTGATGCTTTTGCTACCTGAGCGACTGTTGCCATGATTACTTGTCTTTATCTTGATCTTTGTCTTTCTTTTCGACTTCTTTCTTGAGTTTCCACCCTAACGCCTTTGCTGCTTCAATGTTGGCAGGAAGATCGTTAGTAGTTACCTCTTGACCTGATGCTTTAATCCATACAATTTTATTCATTTCATTTGCTCCATGTGATTGCAGCCCCGAAGGGCCGCGTTGTTATTAGCTACCGAAACCTTGACCAGCAAAGAACGGATTTAAACAAGCATATGCTGGTCGTAAATCGAACCGCACAATTTGTTTGTTCGCATCACCATCCGAGTATTTACATACACGAATCTGCAAGCCGTCCTCAGTCGTTGCAATGGTATCTGTAGCATACAGTTTTTTCAACGGCACAGAACCAATAGAGAAGGCGTTTTTATGCCAGAACATATTTGGCTGAATGGTTGAAGTGTTCGCACCAAGACGGGTAACAACGTCACCAGAAACAGGAGCAGAATCTACCGTATTAAATGCACCCGATGCTTCGTAGATTGCTGGTCCACTGATAACCAGCGTACCTTCACCACTCGCACCAAGAGTCACCGCAGCTGTTACAACACCAGTAAACAGAATGTTAGCACCGGTGTCATCAATAATCGCTCTACGTGTGGATAGAT